GTCGAAAGGTGCGCGCAGTGAGTAATTTTTTGAGGCAAAAAGGTGTGTCCGGCCACGTGATTTTCGGCATACCGGCGGCGACGAAAAGTTGCACGAATTGGTTCAGCCGGCGGCGGGGCTGTTTTAGCTGAACCGGCGGCGACGAAAAGTTGCACGAATTGGTTCTGCCGGCGGCGGGTCTGTTTTAGCTGAACCGGCAGGGACGAAAAGCTGCACGAATTGAACAGGGCGGCGAAATTCTAAACATATAGCTCTTAACATAAAGCAGATTAAAGAGCTCCTTCTGCCAAAGAGCGATGTATGGCTGACGGCAAAGGAGGCAAAAAAATACGGACTTGTTGATAGAGTTCTCTGAAGAAAAGCAGGTGAATGATATGACAGACAGATTGAAGGGACCCGGAGCGAATAAAGGTGGTGTTAAATCACCACCAAAAACAAAAAACCCGAATACCAAACCGGCAGGGCAAAAATTGCATCCTTTTGTAGAAGTTGGGGCGATACCGTTTACCCGTAAAAACGTCAAAAAGTACCTCGATGAAGCGATTATATTTTGGAGAAAGAAAAAACAGGTCGCCGAATCGCTGAAAAAACCGAGGGCGGCAGATATTGCGGTGCATTACATTAATGCGTTTCAGGCGGTTCGGTTTGTGTTTTTTGGGAATCGATTGGATGAAGAATAAAAAGGAAAAATAGAAAGGGTCAGGTACCTTTTTCACGGAAGAAAAAAGTACCTGACCCTATTTTCTCGCAATGAAAAAGATACCAAAGCCGAAGATTAAAGAATTTGAACTGAGCCGCCTGCGGCCGGCCGGGTATAATCCGCGGACAATCAGCGATGAAGCCCTGGCGGGACTGGCGGCTTCGCTCGAAAAATTCGGATGCGTTGAGCCGATTATCGTTAATATACGCGGAGGCAAAAACAAAATTGTCGGCGGCCATCAGCGGTATAAGGTATTGGCCGAGCTTGTGGGCAAAGAGCACAAGTGCCTGTGCGTTGCGGTTGACCTGGCACAGGGCGATGAAAAGCTGCTCAATATCACACTCAATAATCCACAAATACAGGGCCGGTTCGTCGAGCAATTGGGCGATTATATCGATAAGCTGCGAGCGCAGATAAAACAGATAGATTATCTCGACCTGCGACTGCACGATATGAGGATTAGTGTAGGAAAAGAGAACGAAAAGACCGGTAAAACGCCCGAAGATGACGTCCCCAAACCGCCTAAAAAAGCCAAAACTAAAAAAGGGGACCTTTGGCTCTTGGATAAACATCGATTGCTGTGCGGTGATAGCACAAATGAAAAAGATGTAAAACGGCTGATGGGAAGAAATAAGGCATCGCTGTTTGCAACAGACCCGCCTTATTGTATTGATTACACAGGTAAAGACAGACCGAAAAAAGGGGGTAGAGACTGGACCGGCCTTTATCACGAAATTGACATAAAAGATGCAAAGGGATTCTTAAAGGCATTTTATTCGGTTGGACTGAAATTTGTTAAACCCAAAACCGCTTTATATCTGTGGCATGCATCGAGTCGAAGGGCGATGATAGAAGATATATGCAACGAATTGAAAATCCTGATACATCAACAGATTATCTGGGTCAAGCCATGTGTTGTTTTAAGTTTCTCTCTATACTCATGGCGACATGAACCCTGCCTGCTGATGTGGGCGCGAGGACAAAAACCTTCTTATCAGGTTAGTCAATCCAATATCGGCACCATCTGGCCGCTCGGATATATCAAGTCGGGCGACCCGACGACGCCTGAGTATTACACAGATGTATGGGAGTTGGACTGGAATGGGAAGAAAAGGCCGTGCAGCCTTGGTCTCGAACATCCGACGATAAAACCGGTTGAGTGTTTTGCCATTCCAATGAGAGTGCACACGAAGCCCGGGGACATCTGCTATGAACCCTTCTGCGGTTCCGGCTCACAGATAATAGCGGCAGAAAAGTTGTCTCGCCGTTGCTTTGCAATGGAAACCGAGCCTGTGTTCTGCGATGTGGCGGTTAAACGATGGGAAGAATGGACGGGAAAAAAGGCGAAGAGAGTAAAAAGTAAAAAGTGATAAGTATAAATCGAAAATCGAAAATTAAACAGGTGCCGACTTGCCCGCCGAAGCTATAGCGAAGGCGGGTGCGGGCAATAGGAAGAACCTGGCGGGAGGCGGTGAACATCGGTTGACCGCCTGTCTTGATAGCTGCTTCTATCAGGACATATTAACCCCGCCAGGACCAATATCCATAATCGAATATCGGAGAAACGGATAACAAAGATTGAGCAAAAAAGACGGCGGTGGCCCGATTGATGCCATCCAAATCGCAGAGAAACAACGGCATATATATCTGCTGGGTCGTGTTAAAAACAATCAGCCGCTGAACCGTAAGGAGCTTGCCGAATTGACTGAGCTGGAAAAGAAATCTAAAATCACAAATCACAAATCGAAAATCGCACCGGCGACGATTGCCGCCGAGCAAATCATAAAGACACAGGCCGCCGCCGGTAAATACGCATCCGTATCGGCCAGAACTATTCGCAGATGGTGCAAAAACGGCATGCCCAGGACATCAGACGGCTGCTATATAAAAAGTATGCTCGATATGTTCAGAAAAAATGAAGGCAATCAGCCGTCCGTACATAAAGACCGACGGCAAAAGGGAGAGGCCGATATAAAAGAGACCAGGGCGCAGCTGCTCGAAATAGAGCTGCGAATAAAAAAGGGCGAGCTGGTCGAAAAAGAAGAGGTTGAAAAGAAAAATGTACGCAAAATTATCGTTCTTAAACGCAAACTGCTGACCCTCGGCCGCAGGATAGCCGTTACCCTGCCGACCAAGTATCGTAAAAAAATACAGAACGCAATTACCGACCAAATAAGGGATATGATTGATGAATTCGCGGAAAAATAGAAAGGGTCAGGTACCTTTTTCACGGAAGAAAAATACTATCTTCTCGGCAGCCGAGCGGGACGCCTGGCGGCTCGCCGAACCGATGACCGTCAGCCGGTGGGCCGATGAGAATCGGATTCTCGATGAGCGCACCAGCGCTGAGCCCGGCCGGTGGCGGACGGCCAGAACCGCCTATCTGGCAGGACCAATGGACGCCTTTACCGACCCGGAAGTAGAAGAAATCACCGTCCAGAAGGTTCCGCAATCCGGCGGGACCGAGGCAATCTACAACATGTTAGGCTACACAATCGACCGCGAGCCCGGCCCAACCCTGCTGACAATGCCCCGTGAAGATGACTGCGATTATGCAGCGGAGAACCGCCTGCGGCCGATGGTGATGCTCTCGCCTGCTCTGGCAGCCCATACTACCGGCAGAATCTGGGATTTATCGAAAAATGAGTTCTGGTTCGACCGTATGACGTTATATTTTGCAGGCTCGAATTCGCCGGCCGGCCTGGCAGCCAAACCCGTACGCAATCTGTTCCTCGATGAGACGGACAAATACCCGCCCTTCGCCGGCAAAGAGGCGAACCCGATTGACCTGGCGGTCAAGAGGACTATTACGTTTTACGACCGCAAAATCGTTAAAATTTCCACCCCGACGACCAACGATGGATATATCCATCAATCTTATCTCAAATCGAATATGCAGCAGTATTATTGCCCCTGCCCGCACTGTGGCGAGTTTACACTGTGGACATTCGAACAGCTCAAGCTCCCCAAAGAGCTGCGGAACCCGGATAAAATCCGCAAAAGTAACGCCGTATGGTATGAATGCCCGGTCTGCTCGCGACGAATAGAAGAAAATCAAAAGACGCAGCTTGTAGCGGCCGGTAAGTGGGTGCCGGCCGGACAGACTATCGATGTCAACGGCAAAATAAAAGGCAGTCCCCTTCGCGGCAAAAGACACAGCGGCTTTCAATACTCGGCGCTGCTCAGCCCGTGGGTAAGCTGGTCCCAGATTATGGCGGCCTGGTTCGAGGCCAATACCGAAGAGGGTATTGCCTTAGGTAAATTGCACGATTTTCATAACGCATACCTCGGCAGGCCGTTCGAGCAGACTGGCCGTAGGTTAAAGGCATCTGTGGTCAAAGAGCTGCGAAGCGATTTTAGCTGCTCGACGGTGCCGCCCGATTGCAGGCTCCTGGTTGCATCGGCCGACTACCATAAATCGCCGAGTAAGGGACTGGTCAGGATACAGTACGAGGTCCGCGGTTTTGCCGAGGGCCTCAAGAACTATGTTATAAAAGTGGGAAATGCCTACAGTTTCGATAAGCTCGATGAAGAGGTATTGGCCTCGCCCTTTCCCTGGGCCGATGGCACCAGCAGCGAAAAGAGACCGTTTCTGGCTGTTATGGTGCTCTTTATAGATTCGGGCTATTTGCCCGATGATGTCTATAATTACTGCCGGCAGCGCCCGGGCCTTACCATACCGACGCAGGGCGAGACCGGGCCGAGAAGGACGCCGCTGACGCCCTCGGATATAGAAAGGGCCACCGAGCGAAGACTCAATAGACGCCAGCGCAGCCGGTACAGGGGGATGCAGCTTCTATTGGTCGACAACTATTATTTTAAGAACCTGGTGACCGGCTGGGTAGAGCCACAGCTCGATGAAGATGGAAAGGTAATAGCCGAGCCCCTGACGCAGTTCTACGCCGAGTGTCCCGCCTATTATTTCCGCGAGTTTGCAAACGAGTATAAAATAAGAACCCGTGACAGCCGGGGCAATACTAAGTGGCTGTGGAAAACGATACGGCCGGGTGCACCGACGCACGGCCTGGATACGGCCGTCCTGGCGGCAGCGGCCGCATTCTATAAAGGGGCGTTCTGGATGAGAGGCAAAAAAAAGCTCGTATTGCCGGCGGCGGCGGGCAGGAAGAAAAGGATTAAATTGTCGGAACTGCAAAAACGAAAAAGAGGATATTAACCACGGATTGCACGGATGCGAAAGATAAAAGAACCGGCCGAACAAAAGAACTTCAGAGGGCTTAAGTGCCCCCGCTGCGGCTGCAGCGATTTTCGAACCGAAGATGGCCGCCCCTGGGACACAGTAAATACGGTAAACATTCCGGGGGCAGTGCGGAGATACAAAATCTGCCGTTATTGCGGCAAAAGGGTCAGGACAAAGGAAGTAATTGAGAAATAAAAACAAAATTATGTGCTACATATAGCACTTTTATCCCGAAATCAGGGTATTTTGCCGTTTTTTTGATTGACTTATTTTTATCCGTGTTAGAATCAATACCGTAAGCTCTTTGCCATCGAAGTGTCGCCGTGCGGGGCGAATTAAGCGGCAGGTAGGTGCCTATCCATCTACCTGCCGCTTCTTTTTTTGCTGATGAGGTTAAAATGGCGGACTATGCTGCGATAATCGATGCGCTCGATACTGCTATAACAAGCTGGGCAGCCAAGCCGGTCCAGCTTTCGATAGAGGGACGCTCTATTACCTATCGGAGTCTCAATGAATTAATCGAGGCAAGAAGATACTATGCAAAACTTTTGGCCAAACCGAATAACGAAAAAGGCTTTACGATAACGCATTTGAAATCAGGCGGCCCAAGAAGCTGATGAATACATTGTTCATTATTCATTATTCATTGTCAATGAACTACGAACTAATAACTAAATACTCAATATGAAACTGTTCGGCTTGAATATTTCGAGAGTAAAGAGAACGGGACATGTGCCAGCCCTGTCTCGTTTAATTGCGCCTCCGGGGCGCCGGGGCACCAGAAGCTACGATGCGGCCGCAACCAATCGCCATAACGCAAACCACTGGCTCTATGCCGATGCACGCGATGCCGACAGTATCATCTTCGCAGACCTTGCAACGCTGCGAAACAGGTGCCGGTACGAACAGCGCAATAATTGTTATGCCTCCGGGATTGCGGATACGCTTTCGGATGACCTGGTGGGGACGGGACCCACGCCGCAAATAGATTCGGGCGATGCCGATTTCGATAAAGAGCTTGAGGACAAATTTGCACTATGGTGCGGCCACTGTGATATTAGAGGCGAAGAATCCTTCCAGGGCCTGCTGTGGCAGGCATGCGGGATAGAGCAGTGCCAGTCGGGAGAGGCCTTTTTTGTTATGCAGTCGGCGCCGAGCGCAGAGAAAAAATGGCCGGTAATAAACAAAAAGCAAGTGTCATTGCGATTGCAGCTTGTCGAGTCCGACCGGATAGCGACGCCCGGCGATTTGTTCGGCCAGGCGTTCGTCAACGATAAAATCAAGAACGGTATCGAGGTCGATGAAAACGGCAAGCGGCTTTTTTATTACATACTCAAAAAACATCCCGGCAGCGGGTCTGCCGGCGGCGGCTTCGGCCAATACGATAAAGTGCCGGCGGCTTACGTTATACACCTCTACCGGTCCAAGCGGAGCGGCCAGACGCGAGGTGTGCCTTTGTTCGCACCGGCATTGGGGATATTCGCGCAGCTGCGAAGGTTCACGCTGGCGACACTCGACGCCGCCGAACAGGCGGCCAATATAGCAGGGGTGATGGAATCGGAAATGAACGGTACCGAAGAAGATGTTACCGTCGCAGGCGATGAAGTCGAAATACCACGCAATTCGCTGCTCGGCCTGCCGACCGGCACCAAAATGGCGCAACTGAAGGCCGAACACCCGGCGGGAACTTATAAGGAATTCAAACAAGAACTGCTCAACGAGGCTGCCCGTTGTATAAGCATGCCGTTCAACATCGCAGCGGCCAACAGTTCCGAATATAACTACGCTTCGGGCAGATTAGACCATCAGAGCTACTTCAAATCAATTAAGACCGCACGCGGATGGATAGAACATAAGGTCTTAAAAAGGATATTCTCCGCCTGGTACAGGGAGGCGCTCCTGCTGCCGGGCTTTTTCAAGGGCAGGGCGAAAAAAGAAATCAGGATTCAGTGGTTCTGGCCGGGATACGAGCACGTGGACCCGGTCAAAGAGGCCATTGCACAGAAACACCGCCTGGCAAATCATACGACAACACTCGCAGCCGAATATGCATCGCAGGGCAAGGATTGGGAGCGAGAAATCCGCCAGTCCAAAAAAGAAACCGATTTATTACAAGAACTCGGAATCATCAGCACAAATGAAGCCAAGAAAACAATGGAAGATATAGCCAGGGCAGTACGCTCAGGGGTGCCAATAGCCGTAGGCGAGGCCCGGAGCATTCTGGGACTTGAACAAGAACCGCCTGATGGTAAATTACTCCGGTTTAACGACCAGGATGTGCTCCAATATCACATCGAATCAGGGGTGTTGACTATCAACGAGGCCAGGGCGGTGCTCGGCCTGCCGAAGGTCAAATGGGGCAAGGATGCGGTGAGAAAAAACGGTGTATCCGTAATCAATACATCGGAGGAAAAAACAGGATTTGAAACCGAGGAAACGGAAAATGAGAGGGAAAAAGAACAAAAATAAAAAACGGCAATCGGGCAATAACAGCTTCCGCAGCAGTGGTATGCCCAACATACCGAATGCCCAGCATAAACGCGAATTAGTGACACGCAGTTATACCGTTCGCATTGAGACGCTCGACGAAAAGAACAGGTCTATTGAAGCAATACTGGCTACCGAAGCACCAGTCGAAGTTTTCGACTGGTCGCGATGGGAAATAATAACAGAGGTGCTGCTGATGTCGGGATGTCGGCTGCCTGCAAACGGGCAGGTCCCCTTGCAGGACAGTCATGACAGGACGACGGTGCAGAAACAGCTGGGCTCCTGCCGTAATATCAGGATCGAAGGCGAGCAACTTGTTGGGCGGAATTTCTTTTCAAGCTCGCCCGTAGCCGAGCATCCGTGGACATTGGTCAGAGAAGGACACCTCACGGATAACTCCATAGGCTACAGGGTCTATCAGTCAACGACGGTGGAAAAGGGTAAAAGTTTTCAGGTTATGTCAAAGCAGTTTACCGCACCCGTTGACCGCAGCCTGAGAATTGTTAGCGACTGGGAGCTAAAAGAGAACAGCGTCTGCTCGGTGGGCGCCGACGTAGAGGCCAAGAACAGAAATAGTAACAATGTTATAAACCGAAAGGAGATAGATATGGATTTTAAGAAATGGTTAGAAGCTCGAGGACTGAGCTATGAAGACCTGAGCGATGAGCAGAGAACGAAATTGCAGGCCGACTTCGAGGCCGAGCAGAAAAGAGCGGACGGGGCGGCTGAACAAAAACGCCTGGCCGAAGAGGCCGAGGCGAAGCGAATGGCGGCCGCAGGGCAACAGGCCGATGACGAGAAGCCAACGGCCGACCAGATTGCAGCCGCAGCCAGCCAGGCCGCCGTTAAAGCCGAACGCGAACGTGTGGCCGCAATCCGCACATTGGCCGGCGACGATGTGCCGGATGAACTTATCGAAAGATGTATCTCACAAGGGACGAGTATCGATGAGGTCCGTGCCCAGGTGCTGGAAGCCGTCCGTAAGGCGAGACCGAAAATCAGCGCACCGGCGGGACTCGTTAATAACAACCAACTCACCAGGCAGACAATTCAAGATGCGATGCTGCTGCGGGCGGGCTTTGAGGATGTTATCCTGGACGATAAGACCGAAGGTGCTAAAAGGGCCGAGGCTGCCGATAAGGTCAGGGACATAAACCTGCTGGATGTCTGCCGCCACGCGATTATACTCGAAGGTCAAACGATACCGGCCGGTCGTGAAGATATTATCCGCGCCGCGTTCTCGACAAGCTCACTGGCTATTATTCTCGGCGCTATCGCTAATAAGAGCCTGCTAAAAGGCTATACCGATGTGCCGCAGACCTGGCGAAAATGGTGTAATATCGGCTCAGCGCCCGATTTTAAGACTATTACACGGGCACGACTGACCGATACCGGTTCGCTCGAAGAGGTCGGCTCCGGCGGTGAGGTCCACTACGGGGGCGCCGAAGAGGAATATGAGCAGTACAATATTTCAACATTCGCCAAGAACTTCGCCGTTACCCGCCAACAGATTATCAACGATGACCTCGGGGCACTAACCAGGCAGCCCCGCAACATGGGTATAAGGGCAAATCAGAAAGTGGCCGACCTGGTATATGCGAGCCTTTTGGCGAACGGCAATATGCAGGATGGCGTTGCACTGTTCCACGCAACCCACAATAACCTCAATACCTCAGCCACCCTGGCCGCTCCAACCCTTCGGGCCGCAATCACGGCCTTCTACAAACAGACCGACAAGGCCGGCAGGCCCATCGGGGTTGCGCCTAAGTTTTTGATTGTGCCGCCGGAGCTGATGCTGCTTGCAATGGAGCTTATCAAGTCGTCTGCAATCATCATTGCCGGAACGGCAGGGGCCGTGACGGAGCGCGGGGCAAATAATGTATTGGCCGATTTGATGCTCGAGGTGGTGATGGACCCGAGGATGTCGAACAGCACCTATACAGGCTATTCGACCACGACCTGGTACCTGGCCGGCGACCCGAAGGTGACCGATACGCTCGAAGTAGCGTTCCTCAACGGCAAACAGATGCCGACACTCGAACGGTTCAACCCCGGCCCGGACAGAATGGGACTTGTCAGCAGGGTCTATCACGATGCAGGCGTTAAACCGCTTGACCACAGGACGATGTCGAAGAATACGGCGTAAAAGCGTGCAGTGAAAAGCGAACTCAAGTTTATTGTGAACTGAAGTTTGAAGTGGACTAAGATTAAAAGTTTAAGAGGTTAAAAATGGAAGAACAAATTATTAAATGCCCGTGCGGACAGGAGAACCACCTGGTTGTATCCCCCGAGGGCCTGCGATATAAACTCGAAAAGCACGGCAACGGCGAGTTGTGCAGGGGACTCTGCTTTAACTGCCGAAAGCCTCTGGCCCAGCTCGAAGTCAAGCAAGCTCAGGTTGTCGATGAGACTGTCGATGATGCTGTCGATGATGCTGTCGATGATTCTGTCGAACTGCTTGAAAAGAAGAATAGGCGCCAACTGCACGAACTTGCCGAACAACTCCAAATCGATGTGCCTGCGAATCTTGGTAAGAAAAAACTTATCAAGCGAATCGAGGAGTTTCTGGCTGCCAACGCAAAGGCGGCCGGAAACGGCACGGAAGATTAAATCCGCGTTAGTCAGTGCCGGATAGTGCTTAAAAAATCAGTGTTAATCAGTTTTTTCGAAAGGATAAAATTATGGATGCAGAAGCGAAATTTTTACAAGCCGGTGAGGCAGTGGATTATACGCCGACCGGCGCCAGAACGGCCGGGCAGGTAGTGCAGGTCGATGACGGCCGGGCAGGGATTTGTGTTGACGCCATTGCGGCAAATGTGAAAGGTGCTGCGCAGGTCAAAGGGATAGTCGAAATCAAACAGAAGGCCGAGATAATCACAGCCGGCACAATAGTCGGCTGGGATGAGGACGGCGACCCTTACGGGGGTACGGCAGGGACGGGAGCTATCACTCAATATCTGGCCGATGCCGATTTTATCGTCGGTAAAGTCCAGGCGACTACCACGGCCACAACCGAGACGGCCAGGGTGGACCTTAATGAAATCGGCCAGTCAGGCCCGGTGGTATATACGCAACGGCTGACGGCCGCACAGATGAAGCTGCTGGCGACAACGCAGCAAACATTAGTCCCGGCCCCTGGTGCTGACAAGGTCGTCCAGGTGCTTGGTGTGCAGGCCATCCTGGACTACGGTTCGGAGGTGCTGGCCGAGCCATCGGCGCCGGATGACCTGGAGATTGTTTACGATGCCGCAGGCGGCACATCGATAGCCGACATTATCGGTGATTTCGTTGTAGGCAACGCCGATGCTATAGCCCAACCGCAAATTAAGGACATCGCCGGAGCGGCGGCTACGACGATGGTCAATAAGGCAGTGGTGCTCGATAACAACGGCGAAAATTATACAGGTAACGCAACCGGTGATACTGTCTTTACGTTCAAAGTAACCTGTGTCGTCAACAAGTGCGCATTGAGCTAATTGTCAGAAACAATGAGAGGTTGATTCTTGTTCGGGCGGCGGTGTTTCGCACGACGCCGCCGCCCCGGAATTGAATTTTATCAGGAAAAGCGAACAATGGCCAGGACACCGGAAGAACGAATCGGCATCGCCGAAAAGGCGATTGAGAATATCGAAACTAACGACAGACAGCAGTGGGATGCAATCAATGAGCTCAGACGATTTATGCATAAACTGATTCCGGTCTGGGTGACGGTGGTCTTAATGGCAATGAGCGCTGTAACGGCGAGCGCACTTACTTTTGCAGGACTTATAACCAAAATCAAATGAGCTCAATTAAAGAACATATAGATGTATTGTTCACAGAGCTGCACAAAATACAGCTCGACGGTCATATCACCGAGTCGAATGAATTTGTGGCTTTTAACGATATAGAGCTGGCTGTGAACGAGTTACGAAAGGCATGTGAGCAGACAAAAGACCTGGATAGGGAGTGAACAATGATAAATAAGAAAAATGCCGTAACTTGCTTTGGCCTTGTTTGTGCTTTTACCCTGTCTTCTTTTGGGGCAGTGCCAGGCTATGATAATAATATCGCTCATTGGAAAATGAATGACAATATCGCCGATGGACAGTCTGATGACAGAAAGATAGAAGATTTTGGCCCAAAAGGTAATCACGGCTTGTTATACGATGTTGGTGAAGCACCCGGGCAGCACACAGCAGCTCACAGCATAGTCGGGAAAATTAACAAGGCGTTAACTTTTGATGGAATAGACGACCATATTATAATAGAAGATGTAAAGTATCTTAAGAAACATCTATGGACGAAACACGCTTCTAATCCCCTCATTGAAAACACACACAACGCCTTTGGCAGCATTTGGGAAGACGGCGGTACTTATTATCTTTTTTACACCAACCTATACGATGCTTATGTACGAACCTCTGCCGATGGTATTACGTGGGGGGATGCCACTAAAATTCTCGACCGTGAGGCAGGCGCTTGGGACGATAGAATACAAGTAACTAACGTATGGAAAGAGGGCGGTACGTGGTATATGCTATACCGAGGTAAACAAGCCATAACCGAAAATCCTCCGGCCTGGTCACACGCCATCGGCCTGGCAAGTTCGTCCAGTCCTACTTCTGGCTGGGAAAAATATGGGTATATCAAATATACAGTCGATGCGAATTGTGTTCTACACTGGAACTGTAACGATAATGCCGCTAACGTAAATGTTCTCGACACGTCTGGAAATAGTTTTACAGGAACATTTGAGAGCGGCCAGAGCTCGTCAAATACAGAAGATAATACTATTGAGGCAGGGAAAATAAACCGCTCTCTGAGGCTTACGAGAGCGGACGAGGAAAAGATTTACAAAGACTATGAGCAGTCTCTCGAATTTGGCGGCGATTTTACAATAGCCGGATGGTTTAAGTGGAATGATAATACTCTAAGTAGTGGATTGCTTCAATTTGGGACGGCTGCGGACGACTACTCAAAGGCTGCGTATTATTTACGATATTCTGTGGGACACTTATATTTTGCAATCGGCGGTGATAATTCTGATTATGAATTTGCTTCGATACTTACTACACCAACAAATGATACGTGGTATTTCATTGTTGCAGGAGTAGAAGGCACTGATTTGTTCTGGTCGATAAATGGTGCAACAAAAACTACCCAGGCGATTTCAACTATTACAGGCAGATATACCAACGCTGCAAGCAAATTAAGACTTGGTTATACGGCCTGCGGATATTTTGACGGCGAAGTTGATAATCTTATGCTGTTCAATAAGGCCTTAATGAATAGAGAAATCGCTGGGCTTTATGGTGAAAACGGGGCAGGCACTGAATCTTTAACCGGAATAGGCAATCCGGTGCTTGAGGGCACACCTGATACGTGGGAAGCAACCGGCGGCAATTATGACCCTTGGGGGCTAATCAAAATCGATACGAATTATTATATGTTTTATAATTGCGACGATGGCCCTCGAAATAGATGTATCGGCTTGGCAACTATCCCCGCCAGCGACCTCACGGGAGAGGGAGACCCGACGAATTGGACGAAGGACGAAAACAATCCAATTTTTAAATGGGGCAGGTTCTGCCCCTTTGTTTTTAAGTATGCCGATTATTATTATATGATTGTCTCTTATACTATGTTTGATACCTCGTCGGTCTTCCATAAGTTTGAGATTTATCGTGATAGCAATCCGACGTTTTATAAAAATCATCGCGAGAAAGGCTGTTATGTTTTAGAGCTGGGGCCGGAGGATTCTTGGGATGTATCTTACATTGATACTCCCAGTATGCTTACAACCGATATAACAAGGACTGCTATTCCGACCGGGGATGCCAGAGTTTATTATTCCGGCTCTGACAGCAGCGACCGGTGGCGACACGGATTAGCAACCTTCCCTTTATCTGATGTAGAAAAATATGAATATGAGCCCGATTCGGATGACTTTACTATTGCAATGTGGTTCAAACTTGGTGCTGCCGGTACTCAAACGCTTATATCGCAGAGCTTTTCGGCAACTTATGGTTATTCTAATTTCTGGGTTCGAGACGTTGATAATGATATTGATTTTGCTGTCGGAGATGGTTTTGGAAGCTACACCGTTCTTGAAATAATGTCTGAACCATCGATTGATGAATGGCATTTTATTGTTGCCGGTGTTGAGGGCAGTGAGCTTTTCACGAGTGCAGATGGGCAGGCTAAAACTACAACACCTATCACGTCCGGCAGTCCTGCAAAACTCAATAAGAAAATACTAATCGGCGCTAAATATGGCCCGGCAGGTTATTTCAAAGGGGCGTTAGACAGTATAATGATATTTGATAAGGCCTTGTCAAATGAAGAAATTGCGTGGCTTTATAATGCCGGGGACGGAAGAGACGGCCTAACCTTAGTCCCTGTAATGAAGCATCACTACAATCAAATGAGGAGAAGATAATGCGCAAGCTAATTATGGTGTTGTTGTTGATATTGGTAATTCCCTGCTGGTCTGCTGTATATCTCAAGGAAGATACGGCCGCAACGGTTAAGATGGGGCCGTTTGTTGACGACAGTGACGGCAAGACCGCCGAGACGGGGCTGACAGTTTCTCAAGCGGATATAAGACTGTCAAAAAACGGCGGGGATTTTGCACAAAGCCACAACGCCGCAGGTGCAACACACGATGAATATGGTTATTACGACATTCCCCTCGATACAACCGATACCAACACGGCAGGCAGATTGACAGTTGCTATTTCTGAATCTGGGGCATTGCCGGTAGTGCGGGATTTTATGGTAGTCAAGACCAACGTATTTGACTCCCTATTTGCAAATGCAGGGGACTATTTAGAGGTGGATGCCAGGCAGGTTTCCGGCAATTCTACTTCGGCTGACAACCTTGAATTGCAATACCAGGCGAATTGGAATAAGCATACCTGGTATGTTGCAAAATCAGGGGATGACGGCAACGGCGGACATTCACTGGCTGATGCCTACCTTACTATTGGCCAGGCGATAACTGCCGCCTCGGATGGCGATACGATTCATATCGGCCCCGGAACTTTTGATGAAAATGTTCACGTAAGCAAACAGCTCAATATACACGGGGCGGGAATGAGGTTGACGACAGTAACTTCCGACGATGACAACGCAATTTACATAACTGGCAAGAACTCTCATATTACGG